TCTATTTCATAATTCAAAGATGCTAATCTAACTGAGCTACTAACAGCATTAATTGTATAAGATACTAATGGTGATGAACCACTAGTAGTAGGTAATGGAGTCCAAGAATCTCCTGGTGCTGCTTTACTACTTGATATTTGTAATGATGTAAGAGTAGAACCTGTTGCTACCACAGGCATAATTGTTCTAATTTCATTTCCATTAGCATAACTAGCTGTTACTACTAATTGATTAAAAAATCCATTATCATTATCACCAACCCACATAGCTAAACCTCTGTAAGCAGGTGAAGGACCAATTAATGATGTGTCTTCTAATGTTATTGATTGAGTAACAGTACACATATCAGTCATAAACGGCCAACATGGGTTTATATCATGCAACGTTGAATTTATAGGATCTGGAAATAAGGCATATCCATCATAAGCTTTAAATGGCGTACCACCTGCACTACAAGTAACTGGTGTTAATCCACCTGATTGTGTTACATATGTACTTCCACTTGCATATTGAAATCCAAATTCTGCTTTATAATATAATATGTTTGATTTGTTATCAGCAGATAAATCTAAAAGATTAGAGTTAACTAATCTACTAAAATCAAATATACCACTACCAGTTGCATTTGGGAATTTCCTTAATTGGTATTTGTATGATCCAGACTGATTTATATCACCATCCCAAATATATAAAAATCCAGTATATTGAAATTCACTAGCTGTGTATGCAGTTGTAGTTTCAGTTACACTAAATATAATTGGAGATTGGGCTGGTTGTATATCTCCTGGTTTTTGTAATATCTGTATTGCCATTATTATTATTTACTATTATTATAACAACTTTTTTGAATATTATGTTGTTACGCTTCATCAAATGCTTTTTCAAATTCCTCAGCAATTACATCTATTAATGCATCTGCTGGGTATTCTTTAAGTGCTATTTCTAGTGCATCATCAAAAAATTTAACAGGTCTAAACCCATCTCTACCTATTGCTCTAGCAATGATAAATGCTCTAGCTTCATTAGAAATAAATTTACCTTTTTTATCTCTAAATTGTGGTAATCCTTTAATTCTAGCCCACTTTTTAATAGGTTCTATTGGTGGCATTCTTGCACCTGGTCTTCTACCTGATTGAACATATTCACCATAATCTTCATAAGAAAAATTCACATCACCTTCAGGTGTAATTGTGTATGAAATAGATTTGTAGAGTTCTCCACTAGCAAATCTGCCTGCATTTTTGAGATTTGCTTGAGCTATAACTACCACGTTATTAGCCCACTGTTGAAGTATATTTGTTATTTTAGGAGATAATGCCATTAGCAACCAGGTGTTCCACCAGCTGCTTGAACATCAGATATTAGGATAACACAAGCATCACTTGGGTTACCAACATTTATATTAATTGTTGCTTGCCAACCAGCTAGTAAGTTATCAAATCTTTCTTGGAATGGAGTACAAACTGAATCTAATAAAATTTCATACTCCATTGCTTGTGCGTTACGTTGTACATATGAAATAATATCATTTAATGTTAATAATGTACTATTCCACACATCATGTATATTACTAACTGTTTTATAGTTTTTTAACAATTCATTAAATTCACCACTTGAATCTTGAGTTACATCTGCTACCCTATCCATTACCATTAAAGTAATGTTGTATGTCATTATACCATCACCAATAGTAACACTGTTAGGGATTAAATGGCATAACGGAAACAATGTTTGTTTTGCCAAATCAACTTCATAAATGTCACCAATTGTAAATGTGGTTACGTTTGGGTGTGCAAGACTAACTGCATTGAAAAATTGAGTAAAACTATAAAACGTTTGCATGTTAGAATTTTTTGTTTTTTAACGGAGAATTTTTATTCACCGTCTGTATTGATTTACCTGAAGTAGATGAAGTAACGCGTTTGTCTTTATTTTTAACGCGCATATATTCATTTAACTTAACTACATTAATATCTTTGGGTTTATACCCAATATAAGCTTTTTTATCCATAGTTTTGAACTAACTGCGCATCAAAGTACCCAACCTGGTTTGTACTGTTGTGTCTTATCTGGGAAGATATTATTTGATCTTCCAGTAGACTGGTTGTACTCAGGGTATATGTTATTAAAAGCAATTAAATATTCAACTAAACGTTCAGCATAGAACTGAGCTGTTTGTAGTTCTTTTTGTAATAAAAAGTCAATATCATTTTTACTTGGTGATACAGCTTGTTCTGAAATGTTTTTTACAATAGAGCCATTTGCAATTGTGTAAGCTAAAAATGGTAATGCTTCAACTACAGAAAAGTGTACTAAAGTATCTTTGATATATAAATCCATTAAGTCTCTATATACACCTGTTACTGTACCTGCAGCAACATCATCTTGTAATTTTTCATACAATACAGTACCTAACAAAATTAAAATGTATTTGTCCTGTGCTGTTTTAACAAATGGGATGATTTTTTCAGGGTCAATGTTACCACCAATTGGTGCCCTTTTAATAATGTCATTTCTTGATATGAATAAAATATTCCTACTCATTATTTTAATATTTCATAGTTATGTTCTAAATTCCAACTGTTATAATCCACTAATTCCTGTTTTGATAAACTAGGACCTATGTTTTCTGGACCTATAACATTTCCTATTTCCTCATTTGGATTAGGTGCCATTTGTCCTTCCTCTTCAGTTCCTGCTAAATCAGGTACATCAGTTGGGTTTTCAATTATTTCTTGTGCTGCTGCACCACCGGCATTATCCATTAATTCAGCTAAGAAACCAAATGGAATAAGTGGAGCAAAATATAAATCTTCACCATCAACACCATTAAACTCAACTATACCTTGAATTTGTTGTAATATTTCCTCTTCCATTGGTTGAATTACCATTGCATAGAAGATTTCATATGATGTTTTTAATTCATCAGCATTTGAACTAAAACCAGAAGCTGTTTTGATACCAAACAACATTTGTGAGGTAACACGGTGTGCTAACATGATTTTGCGTGATGCTTCTTCAGAAAGAAAATCATACTGTTGATGTAAGTTTTCTGGACGTAACATTTCAACAGTTGTTTTATATTCTGGGTTTTCATTAAATGATAAAATAAACTTACCAGCATTAGTAGTACCTGTAAATTTATCTCTAATCACCTGTTCCATATTGTACTGCTCTTCAGTTGGCGGTACACCACCATTAAAGTTAATGATGGAGGAAGGCATGAAATTGTTTAAAATATTATTGATGTGTAGATTAGATATTTCTTCCTCTACAGCAGCATATTGTATTGAACTATAATAATCAGGAATACCATAATAGAATTTACCTGGGGAATATTTCTTAAAGTAAATTATCTGTACTCCATCCTCATATTCATTTTGCCCAAATGCAGGTATTCTGGTTGGTTTTATTTTTTTATCTGACCAATCAGGTGAATAGTAATAAGCAGGTATTTGACCTAATTCATTTACTTTTTCAGCACGTAATGTGTCTACTGGTAAGTGATAAAATCCTATAATTCTATCTCTAGTTTCATTAAACACACACTGTATAGCTGCATTACCAAATAATTTATAATCAAAGCATATTTTACGTAATTCATCTTCAGTAGTAAGTGTGTATATGTATTCTTCTAAATCAAGTCTGCTTTTTGCTTTGATACCTTTACCGTATATCAAGTCAGTACAAGCATCAACGCAAGCCTGATTTGTTGGTGATGTTTCATAACGTTTAATTAACGTAGTGAAAAAATCATCCATACTATCAATTCCAAACTCAACCCATCCTTTTCTATTTTTAGATGATTCAGTTACTCTAGGAATGATGTAGCCACCTGATAAGTTTATTACTTTAATTTCTGATTTTGATTGTGTATTATCCTTCATAAATTATATAATCATTTGAACTGTCATAGAATGACAATAATGGTTTAGAATCTCTAACAGTAGCTGATTGTGTAGTTGGTAATAATTCACCTCTATACAATTCAGAACAAAGTATACTTGCACTTTCTTGGAATACTTGAACTGTGTAAAAATGGCTACCTGTTAAATATATTGATGCTGACACAACTAAAAAATCATTAGTGTTGTAAACAGCAGACAATGGTGTAATAGAATATGATATATTTGTGTCTTCATCTATAATAAATAGTGAACAACTAAACGGTGCAGAAAAACTAGCAGAAGGCCTTGTTCTAATCTGAAAGCTTTGCACTGCATTGGTTTGTGGCAATAAAATTGTCATATTATTTTATTCTGGGATTATAACCCATCTTATGGTATTTATTTGATAAAAAAAGGTAGTCTACAAATGTAGACTACCCTTACCTGAAGAATATATGTAGAGTTTATCAACCCTTAGTTAGTACCATATACAACAGTTGGAGCATTAGTAATGCCCGCAAATGGATTTGATTCAGTTGAACCAGATAAGAAGTTAGCAGGTAACTTTTCTTGACCGGTAAATACAGCTGTGTATCCAGCTAAGTCACCGTATGCCTGACCTGTTACAATTGTACCAGCAGTCATATCAGCACCTTCATCTTTACCAACCAATAAAGCTTCACCATTTCTAGTATGAACTACAATCTGTGGTCTTCCATAAGCTAACAATTTAAATTGTTTAGTCATAGAAGAATCCAAGTGTTTCAACGTAGTTGATAACTCTTGGCTGAAGAATGTAGTACCATTGTCTCTAGAGGTGTTTACTGTTTCAGTATACCCGTTAGCACCTTTAAGCTCATATTTGTAAGCAGTCAAACCTGATGGGAATGAAGTTACAACATCATCAGAATTTAAAGTGAAACTAGCGGTTGTATAGTTGATAAAATAAACAGCCTGAAGACCAGCAATCTGATCTTTACACGGTTCATTTCTTCCTAAAGAAATATTACAAGCCATAGTATTTTGTTATTTAAATTGTTATTAATGTGTTTAAGTAATTTGGAAGTGGAACTTACGTTCCACCTCCTTTATTACTAAATATTAGTTTCTATACCACACAATGTCTGATCCAATACCAAACTGAACACCAGCGGTATAACGCATGATTACACGTACATTTTGTGAACCATCAAGATCAGCCATATCTAACAACTTAACTTCATTTTTATTGCTTAATAAAGCAGTACCAAAGAAGAGGTTAGACTTTTGAGCAGCAACAACGTTACCTGCAGGTAAACCTGGGCACATTAATACTGGAATACCTTGGAAATCCATTGGTTTTAAACCAACAGTTAATTGGTTGTTGTATCCGTTTGCACCAACACCAGAAGCACCATTACCGCCAAGAGCAGTTTGGTAAGCTTTCATAGTAGCAGTAGAAACGT